AGGCGATTCTTGTTGACGGCGACGTGTACAACTTCTTCTCCGACGATCTTGACTTCTACGAAGACATGACGTCCGACGGTATGACGTCTACCTCTCGTATTCGTCTTCGCGGCCGACCGGTGACAAAAGTTCACACCGTAAGAAACAGAGTCGGTGCTGTCATTGGGCCAGACAAGTACTACCTAGTTGATCACTCAACACTTCAATCGGTCGTAGGCGTACCGTGGTCGCCGTGCAACGTTGAGGTCACATACTCGTACGGCGTTGAGCCGCCGACGCTTGGTAAGATGGCAGCAAGAACTCTTGCAATTGAATTTGCCAAACTTTGGAGTGGAGACGACACCTGCGCGTTGCCTCAGAGAGTCACGTCTATCTCACGACAAGGAGTGTCATACACGCTGCTTGATAGCCAGGACTTCATCGATGAGATGCGCACTGGTCTATACGCGATTGACCTATTCTTAAAATCAGTCAACCCTGACAAGGCTAGAGCGAAAGCAAGAGTGTTCTCGACAGATACTCCACGAGCAAGAAGAAGCACACCGAAGGCGCTGAAGCTCGGTGCAAGTGCGCTTGACATCGTTGTTCCTGCCTCAGGCACCGGCAGCACGAACGTGTCGCTCTCTTCAATCAATGGTTTATTCATTCTTTCTGGTGGCTGGGCTCCAGAAGTAATCATTAGAAACTACGGTGAAACGGCGTCTAAAACGATAGACGGCGCCGGTGTAACTACCGACCCGACAACAACAGCGCGAACGGTGTCTAATAAGTCATTAACGTCTAACGTTGCCACGCTTACAACGAGCACGGCGCACGGTTTCTACGTTGGCACTAGTGTAGTAGTCGCTGGTGTTGACGCAACGTTCAATGGCACGTACACCATCACGCAGGTGCCAACACCTACAACGTTTAGGTACGCTAAGACAAACGCAAACGTCGTGTCAGCCGTTGCAACCGGCACCGCTTCATCAACAACGGACGATAGAATCACCGTGTCCGTGACGTACGATGACGCTCTTAGTATTCTTAAGATGGTTGACCCAGGGACCTGGGAACTGTACGGCACACGGACGGTTGGAGCCACTACTGAGACCACTCTTATCTGCACCGGAAACCTAAAAATTGGTCTTGCCTCGTCCGTCATCAACGCATACACGATCGGGTAATTCATGGGAATTGTAGATATCTCAGGAGTATCAGAAGATGCCTTGAACATCGTTGACATGCTAGACGGCGTTCTTTCTAGGGTCGTGACAACGTTTGAGTCGTACAGCGTACCGCTACCGACGCGTCGCTATTGGACCGTTGGGCAGTCATCGATTGACTGTGAGCAGCTAACGGTGACATTGGTTCAGACGTATCTAGGCTCTCCTGGCAACCAGTTAACAACTCCGCAGAGATGCACGGCGCCAAGAACGGCGGTCGTTCTTGTGACCGTTGCTAGAGAGATACCAACGGTTTCTATAAATGGAAGACCACCAACCGCCACGCACATTGAAGAAGCCGCGCAGATCTCTGCTATCGACACGTGGGTGTTGCTACAGTCACTTAATGTTCTTGATATGTGGGAAGAAGGCGGATACGGCATCGGTGTAATTGGAACCGTGGAAACTCCTCCACCTGAGGGCGGGTTTCAACTTGTTGTTCTTGAACTAACGATGGCGATCCCGTAGTCCGTCATGGCAGGTGGAACAGTTGTCTACATACGTTGGCACAATGCAGCGATCGACAGAATGCTGAAGTCTCGGCACGGTGAGGTAGGTCGGTACGTTGAGAAAAAAGCCGACAGAGCTCGAGACATTTCAAAGACGCTTGTTGGGAAAAGAACAGGTCGGCTCGCGGCGTCTATCGGTGTTTCGTACAATAGAACTTCTATTGGGCCTGAATTTCAAGTTGGCTCTAGCCTTAGCATCGCGCACCTTCATCACACTGGAACTCGTCCGCACCTGATCGTTGCTAAGCCGCCAGGGATTCTTAGATTCCGAGGCAGTAGAGGCACGATGGTCTACAAAAGAGCGGTCAAGCACCCTGGCACAAGACCAAACCCATATCTGACAACGGCGCTTAAAATTGTCATGAGAACATGATTAGCACCTATCTATAGGCAACTTTGCTGCTATGTTTTGAAAGCAAGTGTGTTATAGTTTTATCGTGCTAGTTGCACAAAATGATACCTAACGTACAGATGGAGACGTAGATAGCTAATGGCAAAATTTAAAGACTTCGGGACCCCAGACTTTTCTAACGCAGAACCAATTTCGTTCAAGCTATGCGATGAAGATTTTGTGTGTCGCCCACAAATCCCTGGCAAGACAATGCTCGATCTTGCGTCGAAGACGTCGGACCAGGACAACCCTGGCGAAGCCGGCAAGGTAATTGATAAGTTTTTCTCAACGGTGCTCGTGCCTGAGAGCCTAGAAAGATTCAACGTTCTCTGCGACGATCCAGATAGAATTGTCCACATGGAAACGTTGATGGACGTTATTAGCTGGCTTGTTGAGACGTACTCTGAGCGCCCTACGAAGCGGCCAGAGCTCTCCTAGACTGGGCAATAGATCTCTGGCCGTATGTTAACGGCAAATCAATATTTTACGGTGTAGACTTAAAGTCATTGTCCCCTTCTGACATGCTTGACGTTATTCACTTCTTATTTGAAGATGATATGCATTCTTCATCAACTGGGGAGCAGGCTGAGGCAAAGGACAAGTCAAGAACAATGCTATACTCTAATCTCTATGGAAAAGTGTATAAGTACGCTTCTAAAGGCAGCAGTTCTGATCAACTGCCGCCTGACGTTGCAGCCGACATGCAGGACTACGACATGCCGGTCCCTGTAGACCCGTTTGAAAGATCGCAGGGATCTTCAATTGTCAAGCCGTTCATTCCAGCTACATCGGTAGATAATGGCTCAAGACTACCGTTTGGCAATGCGCTTGAAGCCCCACTAGGCCATTAGAAACCGTTGTAAAATCATACTGATGCAGTACGATGTAAGGAGGTGACGACACGTGGCAATTGTTGGTACAGCGTATATAAAGATCCAGGCTATTACAACTGACTTCAAAAAAGAAGCAGATAGAGCCTATGAAAGTTTCTTTAGAATGGTCACCAAAGGCTACGCCATTGGGCCAGCCCTTGCCACTGCAGTTGGTGGCATCTCATCGATGGTGTCAGGTCTTGTTGCTCTTACATCTCAGATCGCCGCGGCTCTTCCCGCGTTAATTGTTCTGCCAAGCATGTTCTCCGCTATCGGTCAGGCGGCGATAGCTGCAAAGATGGCGTTCAGTGGCATCGGCGCTGCAATGAAGGCGCTTACGAAGAAAGGCGGAGGAGGCGGCGACAACTCAAAGCGAATTGAGCAGGCTGAAAAACGTCTAGCGCAGGTTCTTGAGTCGAACAGAGAGGCGCTTGTTCGCGCCAACGATCGTCTGACAGAAGCTGAAGAGCGTCTTACAAAAGCTAGAATAGAAGCAGCTGAAAGTCTTCAGCAACTTAACTTCGACGCTGAAGACGCGGCTATTTCTGAGAAGAAAGCAGCGATTGAGCTCGAGAAGGCGCGCGAGACTTTAGCAAGAGTTCAGGACCTTCCACCTAACTCGCGCGCCCGTCGTGAGGCTGAACTTGCTTACCAAGAAGCTGACCTCAACATGCGTCGTGCAAAAGACGCTAACTCTGATCTTGCTAAGGAAACAGAGAAAAGAAACAAGCTCGGTGTTGAAGGATCCGAGGAAGTTGTTGACGCAACAAAACAAGTGCAAGAAGCCGTTGACGCTCGCGCGAAGGCTGAACTTGAAGCGCTGCGCGCGCTTACAGAGGCGCAGGAAGCGTTAAATGACTCAAGAAAAGGGTCAGGCGGAGGCGGCGCAGACGACGAAGCCCTAAGCAAGCTTTCAAAAGAAGCCAGAGCTTTTGCCGAGTATCTTGTCTCAATTCAACCTGAGCTTGTAAAACTTAGACATGCGGCGGGCAGAGAACTATTTAAGCCGATGCAAGACGCGCTTGACAACATAGTCAAGAACCTGTTTCCAGCTCTAATCCCGATTCTTGAAAAAACCGGCGCTGCTCTTGGTAAGTCAGCTCTGGACTTCTCGAATATCGTCACGGCTGAAGACAATCTAAAAAATCTAAACGAAGTTGCAAGCACTAACACCGACACCATCGGCAAGCTTGGCACAATATTTGGAAACCTGTACGACGTTTTTCTAACCGTTCTTTCAGCCGCCGATCCGTTGATTCGACGATTTACAGACTGGCTTGTCGTTCTTACGACGGGGTGGAAAGAGACAAACGAGGTAAATAAAGAGAGCAAGACTCTTGCCGACACGTTTAAGTACGCCGGCGACATCGCCGCGCAGCTTGGTAGAGCGCTTGGCAAGAACGGTCTTTTTGGCGCGATCATGAACATCGGCAAGGCCGCGGCCGGTCCTGGTTCCGGCGGCGAGATGCTGCTTGATACGTTCGAAGAGTCAATGAAAAAGTTTGACGAGTTCACGGCAAAGATGCTTGGCGACGGCTCGCTTGAAAAGTTCTTTCTTGACGCATCTGACAACTTTGCAAAGATCTCGACGCTTGCTGTTGATCTAGTCAAAGAGTTCTTAAAGCTTGGAGACGACCCTGCCATTGGCGACAGCGCTGAGGCACTCGGCGGCCTCGCGCCGATCATTGGCGAAATATTTGCAATTCTTCAAGAAGCCGGGCCGTATCTTGCTGATTTTGTTGTCAAGCTTGGAAAGTTCATAAGACTTTTCACCGAGTCAAAGTCAATACAGATTTTCTTTGGCACGCTTGAACTGGCTCTTGACGTGCTAATTGCGATCTTCAGCAATCCCATTATACAGAGAGTTGCTCTCTTTACAGCGGCGATAATGGGTGCCGCTAAGGCAATGTCTTTGATGGGTAGGGTTGGTAAGTTCGCCATGCTAGTTGTATCAAAGTATATGACAATGGCGACAACAATTGCTACTGTTTCAAAGAAAGCGTTCGCAGCGCTAAAATTTGAAATGTTCCGGGTGCAATACTACTTTGTAACGTTGTCAACTCCCGTGCTTTTGGCCGTAGCTGCGATCGTAGCACTTGTCGCTATCTTCTATCTTGCGTACAAGAACAGTGAAAAACTTAGAAACGCGCTAAAGGAACTGTACGAAAAA